TGAGGACGGCATATATCCCGACTATATGCCCTTCCAGAAGGACAACTATGCCGGGGCTGCTGCACCGGATGCCGACAATGACGAAACGGAAGGCTATTCCGTTGGCTCTGTGTGGATCGACACAACGTCAACGCCTCATGAGATTTACCGCTGTGTCGATGCAGCCGAGGGTGCTGCGGTATGGCTGAACACCTCACTGGAACAGAGTGAGCTGGGAACTATGGCCCTTCAGAACGCCAACAATGTCACCACGGACATTAACCTTGCGTCATCGAAGGTTTTGAAGGTAAATGGCGTGCAGGTCGTCGGTGCTCCGGGCCTTGCCGTGACTGATGCGAGCGTGGTGACTGGAACGGCCACGAATGGAGGCTATGGATTCGTGTCAGCCGAGGAAATGAATAGCTTCATCAGCGGCGTCAATGGTATGAAGGATGCCGTGAATGCGGTTATTTCCAGACTGGAAGGGCACGGGCTCGTCGCTGCCGGCGCGTAAGCCAAAATCCATGAAGTTTGATTTCGGTGGCCGTCGTCAAAAGGCGGCGGCCATCTTTTTAAAGTACCTTTTGACCCACAAGGAGAAATCATGGATATATATAAGCCATCGGAAGATGATCTGCAGATTCTATTACAGGAAGCGACGGCAAGCCAGCCGGTTGACCAATGGATCGAGAAGTTTCTTGCAAACCTGAAGGCCATTCTCTTGAAGAATCCGCTCCGGTACCGGGCTTATGGTCCGTATTGGTGGTCCCTGAAGAAATTGTTTGTCGACCGGGATGACTTGGCCTTCGGTGACTTCGTTGACCAAGAATGGTTTACGGCCATGGACTATGGCAAGCCGGAACTCAATATCCTTGCTGGCTTTTCCTATGAAGAAATGAGAACAACGAAGAATCTCATTGATGACCCGTTTCACGTCATGGAGACCGCTGACGGAGATGACGCCGTTGAATTTGCCTCCAACGATCCAGAGATGGAAATGATGGCCATTCTTCCCTGATAGTCGCTTCAGTTTTCAAGAAATAAATGGGGCCGGGCATCCGGCCCTTTTGCTAAGTCAGAAACCTGCGTTTTTCTGCCATAATCCTGCGTTTTTCTATGATTTACATTTCCTTGCCCATCTCTTTTAATCCTATCTATGGAAGAGAAAAAACCATCTTTTTGGCAGAGGCTATTTCCCGGCTTTTTGGGCAAGAATCAGGGGGCGAATGCAAACGTCTCCATCCCCCCAATTGCGAACTATGAAGACTTCGTAGCCGATGCTCTCATGAATGGCGCCCCCCAGGGGGAGGCGAACGGAGAAGACTCTTATCAACTCACAGAACTTCCCAGCAGCCGCTTGTTAAAGTATAAGATTTTCCGGGTAATGGCCGATGATCCGACCATTGACTCTGCCCTGAAGATGCACATCTCCCATGCCCTCTCTGCGAAGTCAGATACGGGCGAAATCGTATCCATCGAATCCACGTCGGACAAAGACGACCCAATCACCATTGATCTCCGCAACACCTTCAAGGAGATCGTCAACAAGAATATTCAGTTTTGGGCCTATAACGCGGCTTTGAATGGGATCTGGTTCGCCCGCGTATACGGGACGCCTCGTAAAGGCGTGGAACTGGTAAGGTCTGATTACTATACACACCCTCAATTCGTCAGAATTTATGAGCAAGCTGGCCAGGTGGCCGGTTATACAGCCGCACATCAGAATCCGTTGCAAAACACAGGGTACATCTCATTGATGGAACCTTGGAAATTTGTTGCGTTCAGGATTCCTATATGGAAGGCGGAAAGCGAGATCGAGCCCCCACGTCTTGATGGGTCAATTTTTGATATTTCCAATGATGACTTCCGTGCGGAAAGCATTATTGAAAGCCAGAATTATGGAACATCGCTGATCGAGACTGCCTTTGCTCCCTGGATGGACCTGCAGGAAGCTATCTTGTCTCTCAATATGTCTCGCAAAAACGCCGCCCGCCTGGAACGGCTGATCGGTGTCAATACCGGAAGGCTATCCCCGCAACGCGCCTCTCAATACCTCAATACCGTTTCCAATCAGATTTTGAAGGTGAACCAGGCGAATGCAAAGCAATCCCTGCGGCGGGGGTATGTACAAACGGTCATAAACCATCTCATCCCCATCTTTGGAGATGGGAAAGGGCGCCTTGATATCGCATCAATGGAGGGGAATCCGAATCTTGACGGTCTGGCAGATGTTGATTTTCACGTGAAGCGCCTCGGCTCTGCGCTGGGAGTTGACCCGGCCCTTTTAGGCTTCGGGGAAATGCTCTCTGGCGGTCTTGGGGACGGCGGTTTCTTCCGGATCTCAGTCCTTGCCGCTATCAAAGCAAATATGCTCAGGCTGGCCGTTCTTTCCGGCCTGGAAAATCTCTTCGACATTCACGTGGCATACAAATACGGGAAGGTATTCCTTCCGGGAGAAAAGCCGTGGCGCGTCGTCTTTAATTCAGTTTCTTCGGCCCTTGAACGCGAGGAACGCGAGAACCTGGAAGGCCGCGTGACCTTTGCCACAATGATGGGGCAATTGATTCAGATCATTGATGCCGAGTTCACGGCAGTGGACCGGAATGCTCTGGCCAATTACATGTTCACGGATATCATGCGGATAGATGAAGAGAAGTTTCGGAAGATGTTCCCAGGGAAAATTACCGGACCGGCAGCGGAACAACAAACCGGTCCTGACGGTGAGCCAATTGCCACATCGGACGATGAAGGGCTATTAACCGAATCGGCCATGAAACGCATGAAAGGCGCTATTGATCGATACGTCGAAGGGCTCTACGCCCGAAAGTAAAGGAGGTTTATCATGGGTGAGATCATAAAGTGCAACTTCAATTTGTTCAACGAGGGGCGCAAATACACCGGCCATCACCGGAGTTACATACTCGAAAGCGCGATCAATGTCTGTTATGCGCCCGAAACGCGCGAGGGAATCCGCCTACGTGAAAAACTCGGATACCTTGGGCATGGCCGGCGCGAAATCGCCCGCAAGCTACAATTGGCCGAGATTGAACCGGTCAGACTTCCCGATGGGTCAACCATCATCGTGGAAAATATCCCTTCCAACATCACAGTCTTTTTCGAGGTGAACAAGGACGGGAACGTTGAGCACCATCAAGAACTTCTCGACACGGCGCCCGGGAAGGTGGTTGCCGGCTTGAACACTTCCAAAGTCGGCGGCTTTTCATGGGCCTGCGGAGGTGTCGATGGAGGTGCCATTGGCGCGACAAAGCTCACGAACTTCCACGGCTTCGATTATGTCATGAATCCGGGCTTTGCTGAGAATCGCGGCTATATCCTCGAGAGCGCAGATGGAAAAGCGAGAGAAATGATTCTCGAAAGCATCTGTAAGGCGGGCGTAGCGGATGCCGACGCAGAGAGATACCTGCAATCCTGGGTGGCGTCTGCCCAATTACGCGCCCTGGAACTCGAAGAACAGCTTGAACAGGCCGCCATCTACGAAGATTCGATCCGGGAGGCGATTGAGGGAAAGGACGCGGAGATTCTGTCTATGAAAAAGACTATAGACGATGAGATCGCCGCAAAAGAGGCCCGGAAGAAGCTCATACTGGAATGTGCTGGCAAGTCGGTTATTGTCGTTCCGGAAAAGGTTCTTGACGCCATGCTGAGCATGTCCGGCGAGGCAGACTTTTTCGAGATCATCGGGTTTTTTGAATCGGCTTCCCGCGTCAATCTGAGCACGCTTCCGTTGCCCGGGCAGGATGGAAACGGGACGAAGCTGGCGCCCCAGTATCAGCCCTCGGAGGTTGAATACGGGAAGGCCATTGCCGGGTATGACTTCGCCGGCAATACGCTGATCGGTTCATGAGGTGCGCTATGAAATTTCGATTCCCGGCCATCATTTTCTATACCGACAAGCTGCCCGAGAAGACGGGCGGGTGCGCGAATGCCTTCATCATCAGGATCCGCCAAAAATACCGATCCGACGAAGGCATCCATCAGCATGAACTTTTCCATGTTCGGAATTGGTTCATAAACACCATAGCATCACTGATCGTGATAGCTTCCCTATCGTTCTTCTTTGTCCCGCAGCCTTGGACATGGGCCGCGTTTCCCTTTTGCCTCTTCATTGATTCGATCCTCTATCTGATCCCTCGATTCAGGCAATGGGAGGAAATCGCCGCCTACAAGGTGCAGCTCCAATATCCACCGGCATCAAATAATAGGAGCGAATATGCCGAGCTTTATGCTGGGTTTGTTTCTGAGAATTACGGGCTGAGCATTTCACGCGAGGATGCCCTTGAAAAGCTTAAATAAATAAACCGGAGGGACATAACGACAATGAAGAAGAGGCATATATCCACGTTGTTGGTGACAATGGCAATTTTATTTCTGTTTGTGGTCTGCTCTCTTGCATATGCCGCAGCGACTGACAACAGCACCCAGGACTCTTCCACAGCGCTCATCATAGCAATTGGCCTCTTTTTCAATGGCGCGGCAAATATCGGGAGCATAGTTTTCTTCGTGAAGAGATATGTTTCCAAGGTGGACAAGACAGATGAAACCTTGCCAGTTCTTGTCGCAACCCTGGAGTCCACGAAGAAGGCGATGGACCAACATGCGCGGAGCATCGAAGAACTCTACAATACCAAGAATAGTCATGAAATCAAACTCACGAAGATCGAGACTATTCACAAAATGAGAGGATGCGATAAAGGCATCGAAGCCCAGGCGGGATGATAA